AGCACCGAGCAAGACCAACCAACAGCAAGCAAAACAGGGCAGAGACAGCGACCAGACCACGGCAGCTGAAGGCGGGGAGCAGCGCAGAACCAACGACTAGGCCTCTGGCCTACCCCGGAAACCAACGACCGAAAGCGGAGTGAACTACCGGTCAGTAGCGCTGCCCTCTCAGTGGTAAGCAGCTACCCTCAGGCCTCTGGTGCTGATGGCTTATCCGCCTCATCGTGTTGATATCACTGCACATTCCACCCTCATGTGCCGCCCTTGTGCCTCGCCCCGCCCTGCCCGGGGGGCATCAGCACAACCAGACCAGGAAAGCATGCTTGCTCTCGACCGAGGGTGGGGGTAGGGGGATAGAACCCGATCCCAGGGGCCACCGTGGCTGGGGCAGGGACTGTCCCCTGCGTGACCGAGGGTCCGTTTTTTGGGCCGCCGCGTTTCCGGGATGTTTCGCGTCAGATCATCCAGTGAGGCCCCATGTCCTGCGGACAGCGGGGGCCTTCTGGGTAACCGGTGGTGTGGAGAGGAAGTCCTGAGGGATGCGCGCGCGTAGTAGCGCTGCGTCGCCACATTGCTGTCAAGACAGCGGGGCTGACGTATTGCTGGTGTTCCGCGCTGATAACACCATGAGTTGTTCACAGGAGAATTTATGGCGAGCAAGTTCACGCCGATGCGCGGCAGTAGCGTGCCGACCATGGTGACGCGCTATGCGGCGGCCAAGGGCAGGATGGCGGAGGCGGCACCCGTGAAGGCGAAGGAGAAGCCTGCGGCTGCAAAGAAGCCTGCGCCACCGGCCGACCGGGGGACGAGGGGCCGGTGACGCGGCCGTGATTGCCCCCTAGCGCGGGGGCTGACCTGATAACGCGCAGCTGACCGCGAAGTTCAGCGTAGCGGTACCGTGCAGCCCGCCAGCGCGAACGCCAGCACCAGCGCAACCGATAACCAGATCACGACCGCAATCAGGAACGGCTCAAGCTTCGGGTTCATCGGATGATGCCGCGCGAGCGAGCCGTTGCCGGTGAATACGATTAACGCTCTCAATCAGGTGCTCGACCTGTGCGCGAAGCTCCATCGGAAACGTAACAACGGCCCCGCCGCCGATGATGACGTTGATGCCATCCGAAATTTCCTCCTCTCGCAGAAGGTCAGGATGTTTGATCGGCGGAAGGGTCATGGCTTGGGCTCCAGGGCGCGGCGGCCCACTCGATGTCCTGCTCTGTGGGTTTGCCGGGAACAATATCAAGCGCTCGTCGCAAACTCTCGTTCTCGGCCTCCAGCCGCTCGATCTCGGCTGCGGCATCCGCGATCAACTTGTAATCGCTGCACATGCCATGGTGGCGAAACCTGTGCAGCCGCTCAACGATGTCGGTCATGGCTTGTCCTCCAGGGCGCGGACGGCATCAGCATCCGAGCCAGATGGGGCGGCGCGGGCCTCGACGCTTGCAATTAGAGCCTGCGCCGCATCCAGCGTTTTCATGTACTTCATGGCATTACGCATAGTCTTGACTGTCGCGCCATCTCCCCCGAATGGGGACATATGACCGCTGTGGTCAATCAGGTTTTTAAGTGCTGCGAGCAACTCCTTTTCCAAGTCAGTAGTTGGAAGCGCGCGGAGTGCATCTAAGATAGCGCGGACGTGGTTGCCGTTTGACCCGCAATAACCGACGTAGGCATCCGGTACGTTGATGTCCCATAGTTTGATGCACTGCCACACCGCCTCAAACTCTGGTGATGAAAGCATCTCTGGTGTCGGGTCAGGCCATCTCGGATCGTCGATCTCCCCAAAGACTTTGATGTCGTCGATCAGGCGGCGGCGCTCGCGGCGGGTTTCCTTCTTGTCTCGCCAGACCCGATACTGAATTTTGCCGCCCTTCATGCGATATTCCTCTCTATGGACAAGCCCGCAATCGCAGCAGGCACGATAGAAGTGTTTGCGTGGCGGCGTGCGCCACTTGCCATCATAGGTCTGGCTAATGTCGTAGGGCATTGTGGCACCCCAAGAGGTAGCCGATGGCGAAGCCGGCCCAAGCCACCAGTGTCAAGCCGACAAATACGTCGAAGCTCCACATGTCGCTCATGGCTTGGGCTCCAGGGCGGCGCTTCATGTCGGCGGCCAATCCCGCGCTTGCTCTTCCGTCACGACACCGGAGCCGCCACATAGACGGCAATGATTGCGATGGGCTCGACAACTCGGGCACTCAATCTGATCCGCGTTCGCGTATATTTTGGGATTATACGCTTTCGCGTATGGCGGATGGTCCTCACAGTGCGAGAAGCCGCTGTCGCCAGGGCCGAAGGTGCCGCCGCATTGGCTGCAATGTGTTTCTGGAAATCTGGTCATAGCTTGGGCTCCAGGGCGCGCACGGCAATCGACCATGCAAGAGACGGATTGGCCCGTATCTCCCGCAGCGCCGTCAGCAGCCGCTCATTATCATTACGCAGCTTGTCTCTGTCGGATTGCCTCTTGCGGCGGTGCTGTTCTCCCAGCTTGGCTCGTCCTGCGAGCAGGGCCGCCTCCATGATCTTTTTGTTAACAGGGGTCATGGCTTGGGCTCCAGGGCGCGGCGGGCAATCTCTATGGCCCGTATGCCATCGGGTAGGTAGTCATCGCCTGCGATCTCTTGCAGCGCCGCCCGCAGCCGAGCGTTGTCGGCTTGCAGTTCCCGAACATGAACAGGGCTTATTTCAGTTGTAGACCGCAGCCGCTCGATTTCCACTCCGATGTCGGTCATGGGCTTGCCCTCCAGGGCGCGGCGGATTGCATACTTCGGGATCATGGCTTGGCTCGCGCAATGCTGTCGGCGATCTTCGTCCGCAACTCGGTCAGCCGCGTCATGAAAGCGTCAATGGCGGCAAGCTCCTCGCGCGCCTCTTCGGCTTGCCCATCGCTGCGCGGAACAAGATCATCGTAGTCCGCCCATAGCTTGATCTCGTCAATCCGCCACACTCTCTCGGGCGCGTCACCCTCGCCAATATAAATGTAGGCCTCACCGGTACTGAAATTGAGACTGCAAGAGGCCTTGGCAACCTCGGCCTCGATGACGGCGTCGAACACCAACCAGAAATCTTCGTCGCTCAGAACATGCTCCAGTGCCTCGCGCACAGACTTGCGCATCTGCTGGGTGATTGAACGGCTCATGTGATGCCCTCCACTGTCAGGGACAGCCTACAGGAAATCTGAATGGCACGTAAAGTGAAGAAAGCGGCAGACCGAAAGGCTGGCAACAGCCGTCTGCAAGCAAAAGAGCCGGAACCGGAGCTGGACCCCGCAGCCGCCCTGATGCTGCAGCGGCTCGATCGCGAGCGCGCGCGGCGCATCAGCCTCAACCGGCTCGTCGCCTACGCCCCCTACGCCAAGCAGCGCGAGTTTCATGCCGGTGGCGTGCTGTTTCGCGAGCGCGCCATGATGGCCGCCAACCAAGTGGGAAAGACGACGGCAGGCGCAGCCGAAGCAGCAATGCATTTGACCGGGCGCTACCCGGATTGGTGGCGCGGCAGAGTGTTCAACGATCCTGTGCGGGCACTCGCCGGATCGGAAAGCGCGGAATTGACCCGCGACGGCGTGCAACGTCTGCTGATCGGCCCGCCGCGCGACGAAAGCTCCTGGGGCACCGGCATGGTGCCAAAGGAATGCCTTGTCAATTGGACGCGACGCAACGGTGTCTCCGACGCGCTCGACGGCGTGCTGATCCGATGGGGCGGCGGCGGCGACGTGCAGGCGCAGCACTCATCGCTCAACTTCAAGAGCTACGACCAGGGGCGCGGCAAGTGGCAGGCCGACACTCTGCACTGGGTGTGGTTCGATGAAGAGCCACCCATGGACATCTACAGCGAAGGCCTGACCCGCATCAGCTCCACCTCGGGCATGGTGTTCTCGACCTTCACCCCGCTGCTCGGCATGTCGGAAGTCTGCCGCAGGTTTTTGCTCGAGCCCTCGCCCGATCGCACGCTCGTCACCATGACGATCGACGATGCGCCGCATTACACCGACGAGCAGCGCGCGAAAATTATCGCAGGCTATCCCGCGCATGAGCGCGAAGCCCGCGCCAAAGGCGTCCCGGCGCTAGGCTCGGGTCGCATCTTCCCGATCGCGGAAGAAGACATCGCAATTCCGGCGCGGATATTCCCGCGTGAGTTCTCTCGCATTCGCGGACTGGACTTCGGATGGGATCATCCGTTCGCCTGCGTCGAGATGGTGCATGATCGCGACGAGGACGTGCTCTATGTCGTCAAATGCCACAAGCAACGGCAGTCAACGCCGATCATCCACGCCGCAACCATCCGCTCCTGGGGCAATGAATGGGTACCTATCGCGTGGCCCCATGACGGTCTTGTCTCCGACAAGGGGAGCGGCATGGAGCTGGCTTCGCAGTATCGTGCGCAGCACCTCAACATGCTTCCCGAGCGCGCCACCTTCCTCGACGGCGGCTCCGGTGTCGAAGCCGGATTGATGGAAATGCTCGGCCGCATGCAGACCGGCCGCCTGAAAGTGTTCTCGCATCTGGCCGAATGGTTCGAGGAGTTCAGGCTCTATCACCGCAAGGACGGCAAGGTCATCAAGGAGTTCGATGACCTGATGGCGGCGACACGCTACGCGCTGATGATGATGCGCTACGCCATCACCGAACCGATCAAGCGCGCTCGCGCACGCACCGCAGGCTCCTGGCAGGCGGCATGACAAATGCAGCACGATGCTCATGTGAACGACTATCGCATCTGGATTGTCGTAAGCAACCACATGGAAGCGTGGAAGCAGGGCGCGCTCGCTATCGTTGACTTGTGGGAAAAGGTTGAAGGGAGGCGACCATGATCGGCACCTCGCAGGTGGCATGAATTGTACCCGTGCGACCGCTGCCACCTCGCAGAGCACCTTGGGGCTGGGCCGTGCTCGACCGTCACCACAAGCGAATAGGACGCGGGAAGTAGCGTTAGAGCCAGCCATTTCTACTGGTAGGACCGGCCCTGCCGCACGGGCGGCGACACCATACAGATCGCCATAGGAGGCGTCCATGATAGGCACGCTGATCTCGATCGTGATCACGCTGATAATTGTCGGCGTGATCTGGTGGGCCATCCAGCAGCTGCTCCCGCTGTTGCCGCTGCCCGAGCCGTTCCGCAAGATCATCTACGTGCTGCTCATCGTCATTCTGGTGTTCATCGTCCTATGGGTCATTCTCACTTTGCTGGGCGCGGTCGGCGGCGTCCACGTTCCACTCTGGCGATGACCGACCAGATGGATCGACAAACCAAGATGGCGTTCAGCGTGCTCGGCGTGCTGATCCTCTTCATCGTCACGCTGTGGCTCTACGGCACGTTCCAAGGCTGGTACGAGGTTGACTGATGAACACACTGCGCAGTCTCGGCATGCAGCCATCACAGCCGACGCTCGCGAGCTTCGGGCAGCGCTATCAGAACATGCCGCCCGCGACATTCGATCAGCGCTTCGGCCCCTATCAGACGCCGCCGCAGACAGCGACCGATCAGGACCGCGACATGCTGCGCCGCCTGATGGAGGAGCAGATGCTGCGCAACACGCCGGAAGGCATCGTCCCAGGTCAGCAGCTCGTTGATCCGCTCGGTCATCGCGGCGAGCGCACGCCCGCTGGCTACTATCTGTTGCGAGGCATCTGATGCCGGTCCCGAGTTGGCTCTACGGCAACACGCTCGGCAACCTGGGCGCAGCTGCAGGCACCTTTCCCGCGCCGCCGGTATTCCGCGCGCTCGGCGACATCGGCAATCGCGGCGAACCCACCGCACCCTATATCGGCGCACTCGGCCCGCGTTCCGTCACCGGGCCAGGGCGTGGCTCTCCTGGCGGCGGCCTCCCCGTCCAGGCGCGCGACGCCCCCTCTCTC